AGCGGCGGCGGTACGCCGTCCGGCTGAATGCACTTGTTATCGACACGATTCCGGCCTCCGAAAAAAAAACCCAAAAACGCTCAACAGCACTTGCGCCCCATAACTAGCTATGGTATTGTATTGGTGTTGGCAGGGAATAAACCCAGCCGCGAACACCAGGAGACAGACTCATGACAGAGCAAGCCCAAATCATCATCGAAGCGAAGCGCTACGAAGGCCCGGACGCGTACCTGTGGGTGCATGACAGCGGCGACGTGATCCTGTGGCCGGATGAAGAAAGCAGCGTCGACGACGACGGCGCAAATGCCGTCGAGCGGTGGCAAGTCGATGCTGACACGGTAGACGCACTGATCGACAGCGGCGAGTGCGACGAGGTAGCGTAATGCAATGCCCGAAATGCGGACACGAATGGAAGGACGATGGGCGCGCCAAGGGGGGGCGCGTCTCTCGCCGCAAGGCCGGGCCGCGTTGCCCGGTTCACGGATCTTTCCTGCGAGCAGACGGGACGTGCGGACGGTGCGAGCGGGAAGCGCGGGAAACGATAACAAAGAAAGGAGTTTTCCCCCCACAATGAAACTCACCCAGGACCATTACACCGACCTGCAGATGAAGGCCTGCGCTCTCCGGGCTAAGGGGCTGACCAAGTACCAGGCCTACAAGCAGACCTACAGCACGGGCGCCACCAAGGCCTCCACGATTCGGAGCCACGCAACGGACTTCTTCCAGAAGCCCAAGATTGCCGAACTGGTTGCGCGACTGTCAGAGAGAGGCCTGCAGGAAATCAACGTCACGCCCAACAAGGTCATCCGCGAACTGGCCGCGGTGGCGTTCGCGTCCCCGCTAGACCTGATCGAGACCGACCGGCATGGAATCCTACGACTGAAGCCCCTCGAACAGCTTACCACTGAGCAACGCCTGGCCGTCAGGAAGCTCAAGCTGCGCACCCGCACCCGGACCATCGACGATGGCACCGAGACCATTCAGGAGACCGAGATCGAACTGCACGGGAAGATCCAGGCATTGGAGCTGCTCGGTCGCAACCTCGGCATGTTCTCCCAACGCGTCACCCTCGAAGTGCCTCGGCTCGACTACCAGCCCATACCCGCGGCTGCCCCGCAGCCGGCCGCCGATGGTTCGCCGAAGAAGCGCTTGCCCAAAGGCCCCTGAACCACATGGACACGATTGCCCCGCATGCCCAGCGCGTGTATCGCGCCGAACCCACTCCCGCAGAGTTTCACCGCTCGAATGCCTTCGTACGCGGGATCATGGGCCCCATCGGCAGCGGCAAGAGTGTGGCCTGTGCCCTGGAACTCTATTTCCGGGCCTGCGGCCAGGTGGCGGACCATCAGGGCTACCGCCGAACTCGCTGGGCCGTCATCCGCAACACCTACCCCGAACTGCGTTCGACCACGATCCGCACCTGGATCGACTGGTTTCCCGAGCCCGTGTGCGTCATCACCTGGGCAGCACCCATAGAAGGCCGGCTCAAGGTCCGGCTCCCGGACGGCACCACGGTCGTTGCCGAGATCCTCTTCTTGAGCCTCGACAGCCCGCGGGACATCAAGAAACTGTTGAGTCTCGAACTCACGGGGGCCTGGGTCAACGAGGCCCGCGAGCTGCCGTACAGCGTCATCGAGACTCTGACCGGTCGCGTCGGCCGGTATCCCGCCAAGGCGATGGGGCCGCCCATCACCTACAGCGGCGTCTGGATGGACACCAACCCGCCCGATACCGATCATTGGTGGTACCGCCTGGCCGAACTCGAGCAACCCGAGGGATGGAGGTTCTGGCGCCAGCCCGGGGCGATCCTCGTCAAGGGCGACCCCCCGCACACCCATTACGAGATCAACCCGGATGCCGAGAACGTCGGCAACCAGCCCCTCGGGTTCCAGTACTGGCTGCGGCAGATTGCGGGCAAGACTCAGGAGTGGATCCGGGTCTACCTTCTCGCGCAGTACGGCGCCACCTTCGACGGCCGGCCGGTCTACGGCTCGGCGTGGCAGGAGCACGTCCACGTATCCACGGTGCATCTGGCCGTCTACCATGGGCTACCGCTGGTGCTCGGCTGGGACTTCGGACTGACTCCGGCCTGCGTCGCCGTCCAACTCTCGCCGGCCGGGCAACTGCGGATTCTGCGGGAGTGGGTCTGCGACGATGGTGGGCTGCGACAGTTCGCCGACCTGACCGTCAAGCCGTCGCTGACCAACGAGTTCCCAGGCATGACCCTGCAAAGCTGGTGCGATCCGGCCGGTGCCCAGCGCAGTCAGGTCGACGAAGCCACTTGCGTCGCCGAACTGTCCAGGGTAGGAATCCCGACCACCATTGCCCCGACTAACCAGTTCCAGGTTCGGCGTCAGGCGGTCCTCAACTTCCTGACCAGGTTGAGCGAGGGGCAGCCAGGCCTGATCGTCGATCCGCGCTGCACCATGATCCGCAAGGGCTTCGGCGGCGGGTACATGCTCAAGCGCATGCCGGTGGCCGGCGATGCCGCCCAAGAGCGATTCCGCGACGAGCCCGAAAAGAACGCCTACAGCCATCCGGCCGAGGCCCTGCAGTACGCCGTCCTCGGTGTCAGCAGCGAGTATCACGCGCTGATCGAGACACGCCAGGGCGTCTACCGCCCGGAGTCCTCCCGCCGCAGCGCCTTCGTCTGACCACCGCCTCCCGCCAAGCCCTCCCGGCAGAAATCCCGACAGCTATTTTCAGCCCATGAGCCGCAACGGCTTACGCTATTCAGCACGGCTGAGCTCAAAGTCATCATAGATGAATTCGGCGTGATGTTGGCTTAGTGGTATCCCTAGCATCGCGGACCACCACCCCGGCACTTTAGCCTTTCCTGCCGGGGTGGTGGGTCCCCCAATGGGACACCATAGCGGCCATGCCACTGCTGACTGCAGCCTCAGCCGACCAGCTTGCAGAGCGCGACGCTCAGCGCGCCATGGAAGTGGACCAGTCCCGGCCGGTGGACGAACTGGCCGGATACGTCCTGGCGGCGTTTCAGGATGCCGAGCGGCACAAGGCCGGCACCATCACCCCGCGGTTGCTCGACTGCGACCGCCGTCGCCAGCGCCAGTACGACCCCGATGTACTGGCCGCGATCCAGGAGAGCGGCGGCAGCGAGACCTTCTACGGCCTCACCAATCAGAAGGTGGCCGGGTTTCTCTCCTGGCTGACCGATGTGTTGCGCAGCGAGGAACAGCCCTGGGAACTGCAACCTACCCCCGTCCCCGAGCTCCCGGACCCCATCCGCCAAGAGATCGTGCAGCGAACCATGGCGTACTGGGGGCCGGTCATCCAGGCCGGAGAGCAGTGGGCCCCGGAGGACGTGAGCCGGTACGCCCGGACCATGCACGATGGCATGTTCGGCGACCTGCAGAAGGAGGCACGGGACCGCGTACGGCGCATGGAGGACCGGATTGCCGACCTGCTGCAGGAGGGCGCGTACTGGTCGGCGCTCGACGAGTTCCTGGACAGCTTCTCGGTCTACCCCACCGCCTTCCTCAAGGGGCCGCTGCTGGAGATCCAGCGGCGCGTGGTCTTCGCCGAGAGTACGAACGCAGACGGCAAGCCGACCATGGTCGCGGAACTCCAGGACGTCCCGACCAACGTCTGGCACAACGTCAGTCCCTTCGACCTCTACGTCTCGCCATCGGCACGCAGCATCGACGACGGCTATGTCATCGAGCGCTGCTGGTATGACGGTTCCCAGTTGGAGGCTATGGCCAAACTGGAGGGCTACAGCGCCGAGGCCATCCGCCGGGTGATAGCCGAGGGCACGGGCCCGGTTCCGGCAGACAGCGCACAGGCCGAGCGTGCCATCCTCGAATCCCGCGACACCCTTGCCGAGCTGGAGCACAACAAGCCCTTCGCCGAGCGTTTCCAGGCTCTGGAGTTCTGGGGGGCGGTCCCGGCCGACCGGCTACGCGAGTGGGATATCGACACCGGCGACGCGCTGTATGTCGACTGCTGCGTCGTGGTCGTGGGCAAGACCGCGATCCGGGCCGTCATCAACCCCGACCCCCTCGGGCTCCGACCGTACTACGCCGCGAGCTACATGCCCGTACCGGGCTCGATCTGGGGGCAGGCCCTTCCCGAGGTCATGGCCGACTGCCAGGACGCCTACAACCGGGCCATGCGGGCCTGCGACAATAACCTGGCTCTCGCCAGCGGGCCCCAAGTGGCCGTAGACATCACACTGTTACCCCCCGAGTTCGACTACCGCATAATGAGACCGTGGCGCGTTTGGCCGATGAACGGCTCCCGCAGCGCCGACGGCAAGGTGCCGGTCAGCTTCTTTCAACCCACCATCCTCGCCGACCAGCTCTTGTCCGTTGCCAAGTACCACGACGAGCGCGCCGACAACGTGACCGGGATCCCCCGCTACATCTCCGGTGACCCCAACGCCCGTGGCGCCGCAGAGACCATGGGCGGGCTCTCGATGCTGTTGGGTGCCGCGGCCAAGGGACTGCGCCGGGCGCTGGCCCAGGTCGATGCACACGTCCTGCAGCCGTCGCTCACCAGGCTTTACCGCTGGCTCATGACCTACGGCGACGATGACGACATCAAGGGCGACGCCCAGGTCGTGGCCCGCGGAGCGCTGTACAACCTGATCCGTGACCAGCACATGCAGCGGACCCAGCAGTTCGCCGCCCTGACCGCCAACCCCATCGACATGCAAATCCTCGGCATGCCCGGCCGAGCCAAGCTGCTGAGGGCGATTGCCGCGCAGCTCAACATCTCCGAGCACGACCTGATCCCGAAGGAGGAAGAGCTGGAAGCCCGGCAGATGGCCACACAGGCCGCGCAGGCTCAGGCCCAGCAGCAGGTCTCCATGCAGGGGCAGGCACCCGGAGCCCCGAAGCCGCCGACACCCGAGGCACGGCCGCAACAACCTGGAGGGCCTCCGCAGTGAACAGGCCTCCCAAGCACCTCCTCAGTTCGGCCGGCAAACGCATGCACCTCGAACGCGCCGCCAACGGGTTCCGGCAGCGTCAGGCGAGGCAACGGCAGATCGCCGGCATGCGGATTGCGGAAGTAGCCGCGCTGCAGGCCGCGCACATGGAAGCGCTCTGGCAGCAGACCGTCTCGTCGATCCCCTTCTACCGCCGTTGCTGGCTGGCCTTGCTGATCCTCTTCGGGAAATGGGGCACCTGGCCAGGCAGCGGCCATGCACAGGCACCGGCGGAGCCTTCCGCAGAGACGTCCATGGAGGCCCTGCCCAATGCCGGCTGACGACCACACCAGGTTGCCTGAAGAGACCATTGCCCGGCTCGGGAGGCTGGCCGATAGCCAGGAGGGGGAGGCCCTCTACGCCTACCTTGACATGCTCCGACAGCGGCATGTGCAGGTCTGTTGCAGCCGCTCGGGGGACGAGCTGCTGCGCTCGCAGGGCGCCGTGAAACTCGTAGATGAGATCGAATCGACACTGCGCAGGCTCGACCTGCTGCAGCAGAGATAGACGCGAACACCGCGCGCCGGCACTGGCCGGCCCCGCCGGATGGCGGGAGACCGCAGAGGCACGCGACTCGCAGGACCGCAAGACGGTGAAGACCTGGAGGCTGCAGGCTCGCGACCAGCGAACACCTGACGGCCCTGGCAACGGCTCACCGAGGACAGGAGACAGGTTCCCATGGCACACGAGCCGAAGATTCCGACAGCAGTAGCCCAGGCAGAGCGCGAAGCAATGGCCCAACTCGAAGCTGCCCAGCGCGAGGACGCGTCCGGGAATCCTCCCGAACAGCCTGCCGAGCAGCCCGAGGAACAGGACCAGAACTCGCACGAGCCAGAGCAGCCCAGGGGGCTGGAGATTCCGGGTTTCGAGGCCGAGGTACAAGCCCACGGCCAACCCGAGACCGGTCCTCTCGGTGGTGACGCCGAGCAGCGTTACCGGGTGCTCAAGGGCAAGTACGATGCCGAGGTCCCGCCGCTCCATCAGCACATTGGCCACCTCAAGGGCCAGCTTGCCAACTCTGAGGCACACGTTGCCCAACTGCAGGGAGCACTCAACACGCTGCAGGCGCTGCTCAAGTCCAGGCAACCGGACGCCGACGCCCTCCCACAGGGAGCCACGGACGGTACGACCCAGGCCGATGTGGAGTACACCGACGACCAACTCAAGGAACTGGTCGGTGACGCTGCCGCCCTGGAAGAGTTCGGCCCGGACTTCTTCCGCACCCTGGCGAAGTTCAATCGCCGTATGCAGAGGCGAGCCCAGGACGCTCCTGACGTGCAGGAGCAGCGGATGGCTTTGGACGAACTCCGTGCCGAACGAGACCGCGCCAGGCAAGAACGCTTGGAGAGCAACCTCACGCGGATACTCCCGGACTGGCAGACCCAGAACAACGATCCGCGTTTCGTGGCGTGGCTCAGGGACACCAGCGAGCCGCGTACCGGGGTCGCGTATCTGCAACTGCTGGACAACGCCATTACTGCCGGCGATGCCGGCGCCGTGGCGCGCATCTTCGGAGATTGGCCCGAGGCCGCGCAGGGGCCCGTTGCTCCTGCCGCACCGCGAGTTGCCCAGCCCGTACCGATAGGCCGCCAGGTCACGGTCAGGCCGGGCGCCCCGCAAGGCCAAAAACCGCAGTCCAAGCGCATCTGGACACAGGCAGAAGTCTCGCAGGCGTACACCGCCATCACCAAGAAAGAAATCACCGGAGATCGGGCGCTCGCCCTCATAGCTGAAATCGACGCGGCATACACCGAAAACCGTGTCCGCTGACCACACGTAAGGAGATCCCACTACCATGACCACCGTTGCCACCGGCTACCCCAACGCGAAAACGTCGAGCCTGATCCCGACGTTGTACGCGGCCAAGCTCCTCATCGCCTTCTACGCCGCAACCGTGTTCGGCGCGATCGCGAACACCGAGTATGAAGGTCAGATCACCAAGTTCGGTGACAAAGTCATCATCCGTACCCTGCCCGACGCGGTGATTTCCGACTACAAGCCCGGGCAGGACATCACCTACGCCACGCCCGAAGCCACGCCGGTCGAGTTGAACATCGACGAGGGCAAGTACTGGGCGTTCGCCATCGACGCGGCCGAAGAAAAACAGATGGACCTCAACTACGTCGAGCAGTGGGCCACCCATTTCTCGGAGCAGTTGCGCAACGCCATCGACACCGCGATCCTGGCCAACGCCTACGGCGATGTGGCCGCCGCCAACGCCGGTGCCACGGCCGGCGCCGAGTCGGGCGCAATCGACCTCGGCGCCACCGGGGCCCCCGAGGCCATCAACAGCGCCAACGCCATCGAGTGCATTCTCCGGTGCGGCCAGGCTCTGGACGAGCAGAACGTCCCCGACGACGGTCGCTGGATCGTGCTGCCCTCGTGGTACACCACCAAACTGAAAATGAGCGACATCAAGGACGCGTCTCTCACCGGCGACGGCAAGAGCGTTCTGCGCAACGGCCGTATCGGCATGATCGACCGCTTCGAGGTCTTCCGCTCGAACAACCTCCCCACCGTCACCGACACCGTGACCTGCTGGAACACGCTGTTCGGCCACAAGGCCGGCCTGACGTTCGCGTCGCAGCTCGTCAAGAAGGAAACCCTGAAGAACCCCAAGACCTTCGGGGACTTGGTGCGGATGCTCCAGGTGTACGGCTACAAGGTCGTCAAGCCCGAAGCCTGCGGCACGCTGTACTGCAAACCCACCGCCGAGGCCTGAGCCTCCTGAACCCACCCCGGGGGCCGGTGAAAGGCCGGCCCTCGGTCACCCCGACCGAACACCCCAAGAGTCAGAGTCTAAGGAGACCCGATACATGCCCCCGATCTACAACATCCTCACCGACCTGATTTCCCGCCCGTGGTACGAGACACACCCGGAGATGCGCGAGGTCCTGCTGGACTGCACCGACCAGGAACTCGAAGCGAACGACATTGTGGTTCTCTTCTCGTTCGCCAAGAAGGTCGTCATCCATCGCATGGAAGCCGTCATCGGCGTTGCCTGCGGCTCCAGCGTCACGTTCGACGTCGGCCATTACACCGACGCCGGCACTACGGCCGTGGCGCTGGACAGCCTCCTGGACGGGTTCAACGGAAACGCCGCTGCCGGCACCGTCCGCAGCTCCCACATTGCCGGCGAGGACAGCCTGAACGGGCTGTATCTCGATGGCGAGACGGCCACGAAGTACGTCTGCGCGAAGATCCTCGGCGCCGGCTCTGCCGTCGGCAAGGTCCTCTTCCGCGTCCACTTCAGCGTCGTCCACGGCATCTGATCCACGCGGCGCCCTGTGGCGCCATGAGCAATGGCGGCCTGACAACCATCCGTCATCGTCAGGCCGCCCCTCTCACGGCACCGCACTCCAAGAAGAAGGAGGTACAAGGAATGGCAGCGGTCAAGGTCAGCATTCGCAAGGATGGCTTCGTGTTCACCTACAACCCGCGTTTCGAGGCGAGGGGCTTCCGCACCGCCATGTTCGACACCGAGACCAGGAGCGAGATCCTGCCTGGCGGGCAACTCGTTCCGCTGGCCCCGGTGGTTGCCGCCGTGCCGCCGCCCCCCGAAGCTCCTGAAGCACCCGCGGAACCGCAACTACCGCCTCAACTCGAAGTGCTCACGAGCGACCAGCCTCCAGCACCCGAGCCCACGGCTGTTGGCGAGGACGATGATCCGGAACACTCCGACAACACGGCAAGACCCCCGGAACACCCCGATGTCATGGCCCTCGAAGGCAAGGCCGCCCTGCGTGAGTATGCCATCGCCACGTT